GCCATATTGACGACAATAATGTTTTTTAATGGGGCGTCGATATTTATATTGGTCCCCACTGCGTACATAACGGGATCGTTTTTGGCCGCATTTATATATGGATAATAAATGGAAAACATGGTAATACATAGCAAGGATTCGATCATAGTTTGGGATTCAATTTACCAACTAGATGAAACTGGTAAACCAAATATGGCTATTGAACCCCTGCACATAGAAATAGCAGCAGCAAGCGACGATTATTTGAGATCGTTAAATCAAATGGAACTGATTTCATTTGCAAAGTATTTCCAGGAATACCGGGAAATATATTTTGGAGGATACCCATACAATGCTTAATACAGAAGAAGCATATAAAACAGTAATTGATATTTTATTGACATATACGGACAATCAGAAACTTGAGCTGTTCCACTATATTGCTAAAAATCACCCAGATGCAATTGCTGATGCGGCTATTGAACAAACCGTTCAAGGTACAAAGGTGGACCCTGAAATTTTGGACGCTTTAAGGAATAATAAAAAGATAAACGCAATCAAAATTTATCGTCAAAAGTCTGGTTTGGGGTTAAAAGAATCCAAGGAATATATTGACGAATTGGCTATAATTTTAAAATCAAGGGGCGTCATTTAATGCCAGTAATGAATAAAGGCGTATTGCCAGTACAAAAGAGAATTCAAATTGACTTGGATGGCCCGAAAGGGAATGCATTTGTGATTTTGGGAACGGCCAAATCACTAGCTAAACAGATTGGTTATTCTGATCTCCAGACCGAAGAAATTTTGGAACAGATGAGAAAAGCTGATTATGACCATCTGATGCATGTATTTCTGAAATATTTTGATGCGTATGTCGATCTTTGGACAGCCGATAAAAATTTATTGGAAAAGCTCGATAAGTGGGTCAAGGTTCCAATTGTGGACGATGATATATTGGAACATGAAAGTTAAAATAAAAGGCTCGAAAGGGCCTTTTTTTGTGCCTAAAATTATTTTTTGTGATACTTAACTACAAGGGAATTACATATCTTAGTACTGCATTTGCCGAAAAGGAGAAATGTTATGGCTAAGAAAAAGAAAATGGTTACTGAGATAATCATAGTATTGGACCGTTCTGGTTCAATGGGTAGTATTCGTCTGGATACTATTGAAGGATTTAATAAATTTATAGAAGATCAAAGGAAATTGGGACTTGACGGTAAAATGACGTTAGTTCAATTTGATAATCACTATCAGATAGATTATAGTGGTGTGTCAATTGATAAGGCGGAATTCTTGTCTGAAAAGACATATGAACCGCGTGGTATGACAGCATTATTTGACGCTATTGGAAAAACGATAAGCGAGACAAAATCTCGTCTTGAGAAGAATCCAGTCGATAATGTGGTATTTGTAATTATTACAGATGGTCATGAAAATGCTAGTAAAGAATTCACCCAAGAATCCGCGTTCAAGATGATTACAGATTGTAAAGCTGATAATAATTGGGAATTTGTATTTCTAGGCGCAAACCAAGACGCCATTCAAACTGGTGGAATGGTTGGAGTCCGTACTGGAAGTTCCGCTACATTTGCTACATCGAATATCAATGTGGCTTACAGCACACTTTCAGATAATATTGGTACTTATAGGGGTACGGGTGTTTCGGGGAGTCTTGATTGGTCAATGGCTCAACGGAAAAGTCTTGTAGATACTGACTAGAACCCGTATTTATTCCATATTTTGTTGCATTCATCCATGACATCCTTTGTTAAATCGGGTGTCATGGTATTGCCGTTTTGTACGCTATATATTATAATATATACACTAATCCGGCCCATATCTTCGTCTAATTCCTTTAGAATACTCGCGGATAAATCCGTTTGATCTACATTTTTTAGATTCTGAAGTAATAATTCGAATTTTTTGACAAATTCTATTTTGTCCATTGCATTTCCTTTAGCTAAAAGTTCTTTGTTCTTTAATATCATGGCATAGTCTATCGTGTCCATATTCATAGGTCAATATACAAGATTATTTTCACGATGTCAAGCTTTTTTTGCGTAAAATTTAAAATTTGATATTTATATGTGTAATACATAGAATTCAATATTAGGAGAAAATAAATGACTGATTTAGCTCAAATTCCAATTTGACCTGGTAGTGGATCGGCGGTAAGTGGTAGTACTCCATATGGATTCTATGACACCGACGCTACATTCCAATCAGAGGCACCCAAATTCGCGAATTGATCAGCTACAACATTGGGGTATCCTATTGTAGAAGTTGAAATGCAAGACATAAATTTTTATGCGGCATTTGAAGATGCTGTAAATGAATATTCATCACATGTAAATCAAATCAATATTAGAGACAACCTATTACATATGCAGGGTCAACCCACATCTTCAAATCTTAGTCAACAGGTAGTAACACCAACATTAGCTAGAACTGTTTTTATGTCACAACAGTATGGTTCTGAAACTGGGGCTGGTGGATTTGTAGATTGGAAAATGGGACATATTACAGCTAATAGTAGTTCCAATGAATATGACTTGAATGCATTATTTGCAGACGTATCCGAAAGTGGAGCGGCCATTGAAGTTAAAAGGGTATTCCACGATGGTTCTCCAGCCATATCAAGATATTTTGATCCGTATGCAGGAACTGGTGCTGGTTCATACAATATGATGGATAACTTTGGTTGGGGCAATATGACACCCGCCGTACAATTTATGATGATGCCTATATACGCTGATTTACTTAGAATACAAGCGATTGAGTTCAACGATCAAATCAGAAAAAGTGCGTATCATTTTGAAATCCGAAATAACAAATTGAAATTATTTCCAATACCAACGACATCATTCGCGGTGTGGTTTGAATATATAATTGTAAGTGAACGTGATAATTCACTTGTAGCTCATTATAGTGGTTCCACATCAGGTAAGATAGCGGATTATTCCAATATTCCGTATAACAATATGACATATACAGCAATCAATTCAGTTGGTAAACAATGGATACGCAAGTATGCCTTAGCTAATGCTAGGGAAACATTGGGTGATATCAGAAGCAAATTCGGGTCAATTCCAATCCCAGATTCAGAAGTACAGTTGGATGGTGAAACCATGCGTGCAGAGGCAATTGCCGAAAAAGAACGGCTGGTTACTGAATTGAGGGAAACATTGGAAGCTATCAGTAGAAAAGCACTGGTCGAAGCCGACAAGGAAGAATCAGAGAATTTACAGGAAAAATTGAATAAAATACCAGTTCAGATTTACATTGGACTTTTGGGAGGATAATATGAAAAAATCAGAACTGCGTGAAATAATTAAAGAAGAAATTTTAAAGGAAGCCAAAAATGAAGCCAAAATGGTAATAACTGGTAGAACTATTAACGTCAGTTATGATGACGTCGATGAATTTGCTAAATTTCTTGACAAATATAAAATCAAATACTCATTTCCAGCGAAGGGATAACACAATGAAAAAATCAGAATTAAGACAAATGATAAGGGAAGAAATTCAGGCATTGGATGAAACCGTAGTTAAATTGGCCGATGACAAATATAATATCAAAAAAGTTGAATTTAAATTTTTGGATAAAATTTCCAAAAGGGGGTGGGAAGGAATTATTTTCCTTGGAGCCGGCGGTGAATTAAACGATTGGGTTAAGGGTATTAATGATCTATGGAATAAAGAAAAACTTGGAAGTGGTTTAATAGAGGACAAAATGCAGGGATTGTATTTCGTCAAAACTACAGGTGGCCGGATGGATTTGGTAATGATATTTAAAACCAAAAGTAAATTGGATATTGGAAAATTGGCAATGTGGAGACTAGCTTTCGGTGACGCATCGTGGCTATCTGATTATGTTGTTAATTATAAATCTCATCATGAGGATTAAAAAATGAAAAAATCAGAATTAAGACAAATCATACGAGAAGAAATCCAGAAATTGAATGAAGCCAGTTATGTGGCATTGAAATCATTGGGTAAGGATATGGCTATCGATTCATATGAAGCTACCATATTTAATTCGAAAAGCTCTAAATCAAAGGGATTTGAATATGGAACGCCAAAATGGTTTGCCGCTTATAAAAAAATGAGTAAAGAAGATAAGAAAATGGTTGACGGAATAGCTGATGATTGGATGGGAAGGAAAGCTCATTAAATGACAGGTAGATTTATGAATGATAATCAGAGAGAATGTCCAGAATGCGGAAAAATTTTAACATATTCTTCCGCGAAGGATATGAGATATATTGATAAACAAGGCCGATTGTGTCATTCTTGTGCCGGCAAAAAAAATGACAATAAAAGGAATAAATGGAATTTGCATAAAATTGATGGAGAGTGGAAACGAAATTGCCCCGAATGCAATAAGTCTATGATTTATGCGTCAAAAAATAGTTTAACTAAGGCCGTTAGAACTGATTCAATGTGTGGAAGCTGTAGTCTCAAGGGTGATCGTTCTAGTTTTTTTGGAAAGTCGGGATCGAAAAATGGTATGTATGGTAAAAATTTGCATGATATTTGAATAAATAAATATGGTAAGCAAAAGGCCGATATTATGTGAAAAGGGCGATATGAAAATAATGCTAAAAAAGGCAAAGAATCACATTTTTACGGAATTGCCGGGAAATCACACCCAATGTTTGGCAAATCAAATTACTATTTTTGGTATGGAAAATATGGAAAAGATAAGGCGGACAAATTGCAATATGAATGGAAAAATTCTATTAGTGCTGGAGTAATAAATTATTTATACGATGGGGATATTGCAAAACGTGAAAAATATCTTGATAATTTGCCCAAAAAAGATAAATATTATTATGAAGTTAGAAAATTGAGTGAACGACAACCATTATATTTATTGGAAAATTGTGAAAATCGTGGGAAATTTGAATATCATTTAGATCATATAATTCCAATAATATATGGATTTAATAATAATATCCCTTCACATGAAATGGCGAGCATATCCAATTTGCAATTTATTCCATGGAAAGACAATTTGCATAAAAGCTCTACATATAAGGAGACTAATTTTGAGCGGTAGATTTATGACGGGTCGAGATTTAAAGCTCTTCGATCGAATCAATAAGGAAGTGATAGGAGATTTAGGATCAGGAAAACCTGGTTGGATAAATCAGACCGCCATATTATACAAAATTTCAGCCAAAGATACCGCAGTAGATATGTATGGGGAATCTTCAGACGGCAAGACATATAAGGTAGGAATTGAATTTGCATGTTTAATTAACCACGATGATTTCGACTGGAGCTCGGAAGCATTCGGACCTGATGAAAATCAAAATGCTACATTTCACATATTACGAGACGCGATGATACAAGCGGCAATTGTACCACAAGTGGGTGATATATTTGAATGGAATTACGCCTATTTTGAGATTAACGGCATCAATGAAAATCAGTTAATATATGGAAAATATGATAATAACTGGTCGGCATCATATATATGTCACAGGATAAGAAAATCCAACCTAAATATAGAAAGGGTGAGATCACAATAATGAAAAAATCAGAACTACGACAAATGATTATGGAAGAACTATTAAATGAAGCGGCGACACCACAATCAATTTACTCCGATATGGATTCATTGACAAGTGACATAGTTAAAACCATTAGGAAACTTAAAAAGCTTGATAAAGAATATCAAATTGCGGCTGAAAATGAATTTAAAGATATATACGATAAAATAGAAAAGGCGTGTAAAAAATTGTACCCTACAGCACGTGTTCATAGGTTAAAAAATAATTCCGTATCTATAAGTTGGAAAGCTGACGAATACAGGGAAATGTTTATATGGAAAACTAAAAATGCAGGACCACATCCAAAAAATGGGGTGGAAAATGAAATCAACACTCCAGATTCAATAAAAGTGTCTTCAGATAAGTATGGATTTACAGTTAGTATTACTCAAAAATTTAAGAATGGCGTTTTATCCACAAAACCTACCAATAGTTTCTATACTAGAATAAATGCCGCAACTCGTTAAAACAAAGGATTAAATAATGAAAAAATCAGAACTACGACAAATGATTATGGAAGAACTATTAAAAATCAATGAAGTATCCCGCGATAAACCGGAATATGTCAAACATATAAATGTGGGTCCCAATAAACTCAATGTAATATTGTATAATGATAGAATAAAAGTAACTAGATTGGTTAGTGGTGATGATTTTATTATGATTGATGAATTGCCCGCATTAATGAAAGTTCTACAGAAAATAAAATAGGAATAAAACATGGCATCACGCACAAGACCACAACCTAGAACCGAACGACAAACTAAGGGTCGGGTAGTACAAAGAGCAGAACAGGTATCCAGAAAAAATGATACCGAACCAAATGTATCCATTGGATTAATGGATATCGATGCCGCAGTTATGTACTATTTTCAGGAAGTGATCAAACCTACCGTAGTCGATAATGGCGAGCAAATAAAAGTACCAGTTATGTACGCAAATCCAGAACGATGGAAAGCCGCACAAGTTGACGGTTATATTCGTGACAACAAACGACAAATAATTATTCCAGTTGTAGCTTTCAGGCGAACTGGAGTCGAAAAAGACGATAGCATGCCAGTTGATAAACTGGATGCAAATGATCCAAAATTACACTATGTATTTGAACGAAAATATACACAAAAGAACAGATACAGCAATTTTTCAGTAACACAAGGCGCGTTGCCACAACGAGAATACTACAAAGTGGTCGTGCCCGATTATGTTACTTTAAACTATGAATGCACATTGTGGACAACCTATACAGAGCAAATGAATAGACTTGTCGAAAAGATAAACTATACTGATGGGTCATATTGGGGCGAACCTGGTAAGTTTAAGTTCCGATCCGAAGTTAGTGGATTCGATGATGCAAGCGAGTACGATGATGGAGAAAGAAAAATAAAGATGGGCTTTACGCTCACCGTAAAAGGTTATTTAATACCAGAATCATTTAACGATTATATAACTACAACTAAAGCATATTCACCCAAAACTACTGGAATCAGCACTTCATTTAAAGAAAAAGTAGCTTTAAGTTAAAAAGTTTTACTTATAAGCGGGTTTTGATAGTTTTGCTTGATATATATATGTAAAGATGTTAACAAAACAACAGTTACTAAAAACAGGAGAAAAGTTATGACTGAAGTAAAAGAACAGATTAAGTTTTCGGAAACGGAAATGGAATCATTGACAGGATTAAGCACGGGATACCAATCTATACAATTTGAGTTTGGTCAGTTGAGAATTCGTAAGATGGCCATTAAGGCTGAATTAGACGCGATTGAAGTCCGCGAGGACGCACTGGAAGGTGAATATCGTACACAACAAGAAACCGAACAAACTTTGGTTAAGGAATTAACAGAGAAGTATGGCCCAGGAACTCTTAATCCGGATACGGGTGCGTTTACGCCCACCGAACAAGGATAATCAATCCTTATAAATTAGGAGAATACAAATGGCCGAAAGAATAGTAAGCCCAGGTGTATTTACAAACGAAACCGATTTATCATTTCTTCCACAGGGAATTTCTGAAATTGGTGCTGCAATAATCGGGCCTACCATAAAAGGACCGGCATTTGTACCCACAATTATTAGAAACTTTCAAGAATTTGAAGAGATTTTTGGATCAACGGATAAGCGTTTTTATACACCATACGCAGTAGAACAATATTTAAGGAGCGCCGGCACAGTTACCATAGTCAGGACACTAGGACTGGGTGGTTACATAGCCGATTATGTCGCACTTAAACTTTCAAGTTCACTTGGCGATTACACAGCCGCAGTTCTTGCACCATCACGTGGTGGATCAAATGGAACGGCGGATTTATCAGCATGTACAATTACAGGTGATTGATCGTCAGCAACATTAACAATAAGTGGTTCTGGAGTCGCGACTGCCACATACGCGATTTCATTTAATACTGGTAGTGCAAATTACATTGAAAACGTATTAAGTGCGAGTCCACAAGTTCAAACTTCTGGACAGGCCACATTAGCCGCGTACCTTTATAAGAATTACAAAACATTCCAATCTAGCCATGGATTTGATGCTAACATATCAGCGTCACTTTCTAGTGCATCACTTGATTTCAGCTTTGATTCAACATCTGCAACCGCGATTGACAATCTAGCTGGATATACCCCTTACATACAATCACAATTAATAAATGGATCACGATATAACTTATTTCAAGTTTATACACGCTCGCATGGAACTGATGTGAATAGTAAATATGTGGTAGTAATGTTAAATATCAAAGCGGCCGGCAGTGTACCGGGAAGTAGCTTTGGTTCATTCTCATTGCAAGTTAGAAAAACGGATCAAGTGGCATGGAAGCAGAAAAATGAAACGGTAGTGGAACAATGGGACGATCTAAACTTCGATCCTACCAGTACTAATTACTTTGCTCGTGCAATTGGTGATAGATATGTGGACATTAGCAATACTGGTAAATTGACATATAATGGTGACTGGCCTAATAAGTCCAAGCACGTATATATTAGAAATTACACCGCTATCGCTGATGGTTCCGTTCCAGTAACAGTAGTCCCAATGGGATTTGCTGCTGTGAGCAACGCCGATCCAACCACAACCGCAGTACCTTCTGCATCATTTGTAACATCTCAAGTGAATCCTGATACATCAGCATTCAATTCAGCATATTACTATGGTTGGGATAACACCAAATATGATAATAGGGAATATCTTGCACCAATTCCAACATCAGCGGGCGTTGGTAACAACGTGACAATGAGTTTGGAAGATGTGTATGGTAATGCCGATGCAAGTGCATTGGGAACACCTTATTCAGACGCATCCGAAACAATCAACTTAACAGATTCACACATTAAACAACGTAAATTCTCTGTACCATTCCAAGGTGCTTTTGATGGGGACAACCCAGCAAATCCAAAATCGACTGGTGCTGATATTGCGGCTAATAATGTAATGGGATATGATTGTTCAAGTGCCACTACTAGTGGATCAGTGATTTATAAACGTGCTATTAACGCCGTAAGTAATCCGGATGAATTTGATATCAATATGTTAGTTACTCCTGGAATTATCCATAAATGGCACCCCGTGGTTACAAATCACGCTGTTGACAAAATGGAAGCCAGAGGCGACGCATTTTATGTCATGGATGCTGCAGATATTGACGATACCATCGACAACGTGACTGATACGATTAGTGCATTAGACACTAACTATTCAGCTACTTATTATCCTTGGGTTAAAATCGCTGATAGAAACACATCACTTCCAGTATGGGTTCCACCTGGTGTTGTATTACCTGGTGTGATTGCATATACAGATGGGGTAGCTCACGAATGGTTTGCACCAGCAGGTCTAAATCGTGGTGGCTTGACTACTGTATTGGAAGCAAAGACTAGATTAACACATGATGAACGTGATACACTTTATGAAAATAGAGTTAATCCAATTGCATCATTCCCAGGACAGGGTGTAGTTGTGTGGGGTCAAAAGACCTTACAGGCACTTCCTTCAGCTTTGGATCGTGTTAATGTTAGACGCTTGTTAATTAAACTGAAGAAATATATCGCTTCAACATCAAGATACTTGGTATTCGAACAGAACGATTCTGCGACTAGAACAAGATTTTTGAATATGGTTAATCCATTTTTGGAATCGGTTCAGCAGAATAGTGGTTTGACTGCATTCCAAGTTGTGATGGATGAGACGAACAATACTCCAGACGTGATAGATCGTAACAGACTTGTGGGCCAGATTTTTATACAACCGACCCGCACAGCCGAGTTCATCGTTCTAGATTTTGTCGTGGTCCCGACGGGCGCAACATTTCCATCATAAAAATAAACAGTAAAATAAACCTAAAACCCTCGATTTATCGGGGGTTTTTTATTGGTACTCGATAAGAAAAAGAAGTCGAAAAATAATTTAAAAAAAAATGAAATTAGATCGGCTCTTTGGGAATCGTATTTACTATATATATATATACAAAGGGGAAACAATGGGTTTCCACTTAACAAAAGAAATTCCTAAAATGGGAAGAAAGAGGTTATATGAAAAATAATAAGATTAGACTGGAGAGACCAGATGGAGTGTGGATTTGCAGCAAAACGGCCGCTGAAAAATTGGGTCATACTACAACCACCGGTATTTGTTCAATTGTAAAGACCAATAATGAATTTTGGAAAGGCAATGTCGCCTATGTCAAAACTAGAGGCCGTAAACGACTTCTTGTAAAAGAAGAAATATTGGATAAGTATATCAAAGACAATGGATATGATGTCGATCCAGACACCATTGAAATCGTCTGGTAAGAAATTTGGCCCCTTTATGGGGCCTTTTTTTTGCCGCATTGCAAAATAAAGCTTGACTTTGTCATTTTTTTCTTGTATCTTCAGGTATGATAAGAAAAGGACATCAAATGTTGTGAATCTGACCCCGCTAGAGGCTCACCGTGATACGGCGGTAAAGACGGGCTAGGGGAATCGAAACCGTATCGACCCACTACAGAAAACCTAAGTGGGTCCAAGGTTATATTAGGTAAGAATAGGACTCCATTGGGGTCTTTTTTTTGCGGCAAAATAAAAAAAAGCTTGACATTGTGCGGATAATCTTGTATCTTCAGGTATGAATGAAGAATGGAATGACATGGAATTTTCAAGGAACGAGGCGTTTATTAGTGAACTCAAAGCTTTGCTAAGAAAGTACAATGCTGAAATTAATGCCATATCAGATGAATATGGCAGTTATGAATCTTATGGTCCTCCAAGAATTGATATAGATTTTATGGTATATGCTGAAGGGGAGTCAAGCTGTATAGAACTGGGAAGTTATATTGATGGAAACGAAAAAAACGCTTGACTTTGTCATTTTTTTCTTGTATCTTCAGGTATGATAAGAAAAGGAAAAGTAATGAGTTTTACAGACGAAGAAGCAATTGAAATGTTTGGATGTACTGAAGCTGCCATTATAAAGAGTGTTGAGGAACCTATATTCCCAACCGCTCCGAGTATGTTGGTAATGTCAATCGCTTCAGATGTACAAGAAGAAATTAGTATGGGTATGTATGAAACTGCCCGACAACACTTAAATGTTATTAAATATATTGTCGCACGTTATTTGCGGGAAACGGAATAAAAATGAAAACACGTGAATATTTATTGAGAGATCGAATTGGAAGTAAAGAACAAATTATATTGCTTGTACCCGAAAAGTGGCTGGCTCCAGAGGTCAAGACATTCGTCGCTGATCCAGACTATGACATTTTCGAATTAACGCATTGGTCGGCAAAAATGATTACACCCGAAACTATAATTATGACAGTATGGGAATGGCTGGAAGTTAACAACCCCGAAAATGCAGACGAATTATATAGGGCATTTGTAGAACTAGAAAGTACCAATGAGTAATCCCAAATTTCTAATTCTATAAGCGTTTAATCGAAGTACATTTAAGGTTCTCTATTGAGGGCCTTTTTTGTGCCTAAAAATAAAACTATGAAAAAACTTCTAAGATAAAAACACCTGAAATGGGCCATTTTTTGACTTTGTGATATTTATATGTGAACAAAGATATTTTAAACTTAAAAAAGGAGAATACAGATGGCTAACCTAATTGATGCTTCTGAGATTTTTTTCACACCATTCGAACCAAAGGTCAAAAATAGATATATAATGTATATAGAGGGAATCCCCGCATATCTTATTAAAACCGCGGCAAGACCTTCAATTACTTTCGAAGAGATTGAATTGAATCACATCAATGTCAAACGATATGTAAAGGGTAAGGGTTCATGGGAACCACTCGATATCACACTTTATGACCCAGTTGTTCCTTCCGCTGCACAAGCAGCTATGGAATGGGTTCGTTTAGGACATGAATCAGTTACCGGTCGTGATGGATACTCAGATTTCTATAAAAAGGATATTACAATTAACGTACTCGGTCCAGTCGGCGACAAAGTTGAAGAATGGACATTGAAAGGTGCATGGATTACCAGTTTCAATGGCAATGATTTGGACTGGACATCCGGAGCAGATGCAATGGAAATTAGTCTTTCTTTAAGATATGACTACGCAATTTTACAATTCTAGAATAAAATAATAGGAGATATAAATCATGGGCTATGATAGAAAATTATACGAATCCATAGATAAACAATGGGAAAATTATGTTGAACTGGATGAAATAGATTTCAAAACTAAAGCTGATTTCGACGCATATAAAGAAAAACACAAAATGCGTGATACCACAAAAGTTCGTGTGGGTGGCAAAGATACTACTGCCGGCGACGCGTCCGAAGACCCAAATGATGATTTTAATAGGGGTGGTGAAAGTGGTGGTGAAGACGACGACATTGGATATAGTTCAGAAGATAGATGGGACGACTTAGACCAAGAAGAAAAAGATGAAATTGAGAATACTCCTTGGAAAGAATTGGAAAAGCGGGAACGGGATATGCTTAAAGATGCGGGCCTCGATCCAGAATCTAAAGCACAAGAAAAATCTGCAACCAAATCCGGCTCAAAAATGTCTGATAAAGAAAAGCAAAAATTTAAACCAAAATACGATCACGATTCCAGAACCCAAAGCCCTGAAGTAAAAGCGGCCTTGAAAATGCATTGGAAAAAAGCTGCACAATATGGCTGGGAAGATCACATTGGTACAAGTGATGAAGATTTTAAACATATTCATCCCAAAGTTATAAGTCAAAAGGTATCTAATAAAAAGCAGTGGGATACTGATAGTAGTTTTGCTAGTGAGAGTGATTTTAATAAGGGTGTTCGGAGACCGGAAGAAGACAGACGGACTACTGATGAGAGAAAAATGCAATTTATTAGGCAGGGAATACACCCATTCGGTGGTAGAATGACAGATCATGGGTCTGGGGTATATCATTATTCAAACATGTATCAGGCAGATCACCCAGAAGAAATTAAACATTATCAAGATGAATTAAAAGGACTTCTGAAAAAGGACCCAGACTTGATAAAACATGCCAATAAAAATAATCCCGATAATTATCTTCAAGATTTATTGGATTGGAAACCAGGAGATAAAGTACAATCTACTATAAATCACGAACCATATCCAGACTATCACGCGCGAAATGAAAAGGCCATTGGTATGAAATCTATGAAAGCCGCTGAAAAGGGGAAACCATTTACAACATTAACCAGAGGTGGCAAAGAAAAATACGAATCAATCTCCAAAAGATGAGAATCATTTATACAAAGGAAATAATCATGGAATTAAAAAATAGAAAAGTATTAATAGCAGCAGTGGTATTCGCCACCGCAACAGGACTGTTAGGTATTGGCGCACTGACCGCAACATTATGGGTTGAACTAACCAAATGGATTTTAATCACATTTGCAGGTGGTAATGGTTTTGAACATGCCGCTGGAGCATATAAAGCAAAAGCTGGGGAATAACAATGAAAAAGGGATTATATGAATCAATAGCTAAACAATGAGAAAATTTTGTTGAATTGGATGAAATCGATTTCAAAGATCAAGCCGAATTTGATGCATATAAAGAGAAGCATAAAATGCGTGATTCTACAAAAGTCAGGGTAGGTGGAAAAGATACTACGGCTGGGAAAGCTTCAGGCAAGAAAAAGAAACCGATGGTTTCATCCGATCATATACAAATGAGAGGATTACCTGGTTGAGAGCTTGAATCATTGGAAGGATATTTAATAGGTCCTAATGGTGAAGAACTTAAACCCAAAACTAAAGAGTGGAAAAAAATATATAAGAAATTGACTGGGTTTGATAAAAGGGATGTTGATGACGTTCTTTGGCAAAATAAAGATAATGCACGTATAAGTCGCTGACCATCTATCCCCAAATGGATTAGATAATGAAGCACATCAAGCTCACATCTTTAATGGAAGGTCCGAAATTTACAAGTATTAAGGACGCTCCAAAAAAATCCAAACCACTTCCAGATGATCTTATTCAATCATACAATGACAATGAAATGCAACTTAGATACCAACAAACACATGGGGCTGGGCTTGGTTGGCACATGCAAAATGAACAATATGGTTCAGTAGGAAATACTAGAATATATTTATGGAAAAGCTTTCAAATGGGTGAAAAGAAATTTCTTCAATTTGGAGTTGAACTTAATGGCAAATGTGAAATTTCAATGAGTGAGTGGGATGGCAAAGAAAGAAGTTATACGGTAGATAAAGTTCCATTTAAATTAAATTATGATGGGATTGAGTGGGGTGATTATTGGCACGACGATAATAAAAAACGTCAAAAAGAAGATGCTAAAAGATTTGATAAAGTTGTGAAACACGCCAAGAAAAATTGGTCTAAATATGCAAAGAAATTTAAATAAGAGGTTCTAAATAGAACAAACAAAAACAAACAAAAACAAAAGGAGTTACTATGAGCGAAGAAATGAAATTTCCTAGCGAAATTGTTTCGCTTCCGAGTAAAGGATTCTTCTATGCAGAAGATAATCCGTTGAGCTCAGGCGAATTAGAGATGCGGTATATGACCGCAAAAGATGAAGATATTTTAACATCACAAAACTTAATAAGAAGGGGGGTGGTTATTGACAAGTTATTAAAGTCCCTCGTAGTTGACAAATCTATTGATTTAGATTCAATGCTTATTGGAGACAAAAATGCATTGATGGTAGCGGCCCGCGTATTAGGATATGGCAAAGATTATAACTTTGAAGTCGATTGTCCTGCATGTTCAGAACATAATAAGGATAGTGTCGATCTAACCCTATTAGTTGAAAAAGCTGTCAGTTTTGATGGTCTTGAAAAAGGAATTAATGAATTCAGTTGAACACTTCCAAAGTCGAAAATTGATATTAAATTCAAATTGCTCACCCAAAAGGATGAACGTGAAATTGATGCCGAACTCAAGGGTCTAAAGAAAATTAGTAAAAACGACGTTGAAAGTGATATCACAACCAGACTGAAAAAAGTGATTACAAGTGTCAATGGAAATTCAGAACGAGCTTTCATTAATAACTTTGTAGATACCAGCTTATTGGCAGTAGATTCAATGCCATTCAGAGAACACCTTAGAAATATCACACCAGATGTTGATATGTCATACAACTTTGAATGTTCATTGTGTGCTCATGCTGAGGAGGTGACTGTCCCTATGACGGTCCAGTTTTTTTGGCCTTCCGCCAGAGTATAGAGTAACCGTACACGAAGAAATCTATACTTTGTGTTATCATGGGAACGGCGGATTCAATCATACTGAGGTGTATCACATGCCAGTATGGCTCCGCCGATTCTATATAAAAATGATTCAAAAATCTATCAAAGATGAGCAAGAGGCACACGACAAAGCCCAAAATAAGGATCAGGGTATAGCACGTGGTCCACAACTGAAAACTTAGGAATTTGATATTTATATATGGACAATCATATTAAACAATCATGGAGAATATTATGCATAAATTGACTGAGGGAATCTTAGATATCATTGATAATTTCTTGTCATTCCTTTTAAGAAATGATAAAAAGGGGGCGGCACGATATCTAAAAGCTCATCCAGAATTAAAAGGGAAACGTAAGGAAATTAAAAAAGCGTTTAAGGACGCCGATGACGCTTTCGAGAAAGCTATGAAATTTTATGAAAATTCCGAAAATAAACCATCAAAGTTAAAATTTTTACGGGAATATTTAAATCAAAAACGATAATTAGGATATAATTGTGGCTAAACAAATCGACAACACAGC